TTTCGAGAACTGGTCTAGAATTATTGGATTAAACCTTGCTTGGGTGCTTGCAGACGAGATAGATACTGTTGCTCCATCAATAGCAGACAGAGCTTTTCCAAGAATACTTGCAAGATTACGTTCTGGAAATCAAAGACAGTTTGGTGTCGCATCAACACCTGAAGGATTTAGATGGATGTGGAATACTTTTGGCAGTAATGAAGCACAAAAGAAAACAGATCGTAAATTAATAAAAATGCGAACATATGATAATCCGCATCTGCCACAAGACTTTATTACAAGATTAGAAGAGAATTATGAAAAAGGGTTATTACAAGCATATTTAAATGGAGAGTTTTGTAATATAACAACAGGACAAGTTTATGACCGCTTCAACCGAACTGTCCATGTCATTGATACGTTGCCAGATATAACAAACGAACCACTCAGAATTGGAATCGACTTTAATATCGGGAATACTAATTGTGTAATTGGTATTGCTATTGGTGACAAATTACTCGTGGTTGATGAAATAAGGGAATCACATGACACCGACTCAATTGCTCAAGAAATTAAAAGACGCTATCCAGAACAAAAAATCTATATCTATCCTGATGCGTCAGGTGGAAACAGAAGCACAAACGCTTCGAAAACCGACATCCAAATACTAGAAAGTTATGGATTTATGAACCAATCACCGAAAGCAAATCCACCTGTAAGAGATAGAGTTAACTCAGTACAAAGACTACTTGAAAATGGAAAAGGTCAAGTTAGACTACAAATTCATTCAAGTGCAACTAAATTA